AGATTTACCAGCAAACTTTGGATCTTTTGAATTAACAAAGTCATCAATATATGCACCAGCACCCATTGAAGGAGTTAGAATCTCATCAAGCTGAACGTCTTCTTTCATTCTTGTTGGCAAAATACCAGACTTTACTTTAGTACTAGGATTTTGTAATACCGTTGATAATGGCTTTTGCGGCTTTATTACCGATAGAGAATTTGGCGCGCCAGGTGTAAAATTAGGTGGTTGAATTAGCTTACGCTGAGGGCTAGGAACTTTAGTTAAAGGTTCTTTAGATATATCTTTAGTTCGCAAGCGAGCGATATCTCCTTTAGAGCTATAGTTAGTTATATTTGGTTCACTATCGCCTTTGCGGGCTGCCGCTGCTTGTTGATCCATAGTGCGACTTTTTGTCGCAATTTTGTTCATAAAGCGTGCACCAGCAGTGAAAAATTTATTTTCTCCACGCTCCACCGCATCATAAGCTCTTCCAATTGTATCACCAATACCAAATAATTCATCAATCTGTGAGTCTTCTTTCATGCAGCATGAGCATGAACCACCCTTTTTATATGTCTTGCCACATTCTTTACATGTTGCTTCTAAGAGACCTCTAAGGAATGGATTGAGAACTAGTTCATTAAGTTGCTGACCTTCTGACTCATATGAATTATTCTGCATTGTACGCTTTGCAACGTCTTCAATCTTTCCCTGTTTTGCTTTTCCTTCTAATGAAGAAGTTGTTCCGGTGTCAGTTCCATCTTTAGGAAGATGACGTGCTGGAAACCCAAGACGTTCCATCTTTATTTCATCAGCTGATTTTTTATTAGTGTATTTTTTTGCAAATTGCATTGATGGACGATTGAAAAGCTTTTCAATTGGACTTAATTTTCTTCTTGCTTCGTCAAGCGGTTCAACTTCTTCTTTCATTGGATTGCGTGAATAAACATCAACGTGAGACGAGTGTTCAGGTTTAATATCTTGTGAGCTATAACGATGAAGTTTTCCACCAACTGCATAAAGATGCTTATACTCTGATGTAGGTGCACGACCACGAATGCGGTGGCCACCAACAGTTCTACTCTTTAATTCGCCAATTTTTTGATTATAATCAGGATCACTGCGCGACACAGTTCCAACATATAGACTAGAACGAGGTTTTCCAGTGCTTGCTTCATCAAGTTCAGTTTCTTCTTTTTGAACTTTATTAGCCGCATTCTTAATTTTCTTATATCGATCAACATACGCTTGACCGGCTCTAAGTGGATCGCCGTGCTTAGCAATTAAGTCCATAGCTCTTTCTTTAGAAGGAGCAGGAACTCCGGCTTTCTGTAAAGGAAGAAGAAATCTAAAATGATCTGTGTGAGTGTCTTCACTAACAGTTTCTTCATTCTTAGTGCTATATTTCTTTTTAATTTTTGAAGCTAAATTTTTACGACCATATTGATTTCCTAATTTATTCATTTCGGCATCAATACGTTCACTGCGACTCCGTGAATCACGTGTTGAACCAGATGGTTTAGAATTATTTTCTGGATCATCAAATCTAATTTCTTCATAACCTTCATACACTTGTTCATCTTCACCTGGGTTATAGCCGTGCTTAGGTGTACGTTCTGTAGGCTTAACATTGGTTGCATTAAAGACATCATCTTTATTGCCATTAGCATCTTCTGTTTTCTTAATAACGTGCTTCTTGACGAATCGATCTTCGTCAGCTGACTTAGGCTTATAGAGCTCTATGATGTCTTTAATAGTCTTCATCTTCTTCTCCGGTTTCTATATCGTCGTCAAATAATTCGATCTCATCATCAATTTCCAAATCATCTACTTCAATATCATCAAGAGTTTGTTCTAGTTCTTCATCATCAAAATCATCTTCATCTGGATCATTACCAAACATCGAAACTGCGACTTCTTGTTTTTGTGCGTCTATTATTTCTAATGCTTTTTGACCAAGTAGTTCTTTAAAAGTAGAACCAAAATCTATTGGCTGATTATCAGCAGCATATTTAACTAAATCAATTACTTCTGCCATGTGTATCTCCTATTTATAAATTACTTTTTTGGTGGTTCTTCGCCAGGAGGTGGAGCCAACTGTATAATACCAGCTTTGATTTCATTATTTATTTGGGTCATTACGGTTTGCATTTCATCTTCATCTTGACGTAATACATTTCGCTTAATCCATTCGGTTGAATAATATTTACCAACATATGGATCAGTTTCAGACATTATAGTATTTCTTTCACGAATGATTTCTAATTGTTTAAGCTGAGTAAACTGATTATCTTTAGAATACTGAAACTTAAATTTGTTTGCAAGTGAAGGCCATTCTTCTGGTGCAATGATTCTCTTTAAGACTAACTGTTTCTCTAATGCATCAAGAAATAGTTCACTAAACTTAGTTTGTAGTCTTGAAACAAACTTAGTAAACTTAACTTCGTCTCTTGTAATTTCCGTAGCACGACCCATCGTATATGTGTTATCAGGTTCAAGTCGGTTGACAGGAACATTTAATGATTTATAAAGGTTACGTTGAAAATACTTAACATCTTCAAGATCACCGGATAATTGACCAGCAGGAAGAGTTGAGATTTCAGTACCTCGGCCACCTTCTCGACGTGGTAACCAAAAGTCTTCTAACATTGTCATAAATTTACGATCATCTCGAACTTCACCAGTAGATGAATCATAAACTACACGATTCTTAAAACGAGTCATAATATCACGAAGATATTGCTCAGCTTTCATCTTTGGAAGATTACCTACATCAATATAAAATATCCGACGCTCTGGTGCGCGTGAAATCTTATAGATAAGTGTAGCATCTTCAAGAGTTCTAAGTTGGTTTAAAGCTTTAATAGCCTTATGTAAATGACCTAGAACTAATTGATTATTCTTATCAAGAATACCGGCGTTGACTCCAAGGATTGCATCAGCTGAGATCTTTAATCCATTTGAGCCAAATGCATTTGAAGTAGCAGAGATATTTGTTTGGAATCCCTTGTCATTATAAATGTAATATTCTGATTCTACTTGAGTAACAGAAACACCAGAATCAGCAATTGGTTTTCTTTTCATCTCACGTACTTTACGAATCTTACGTGGATCTACATATCGTAATTCTTTAATACCATTCTGTGGTGCCTTTTCATCAATGATAACATGATAGACTAAGCGACCATCTACATACCAACGACGAAATACATCATAGGATCTTGTATTGAATTCAAATAGTTCAAGAAGATAATTGAATTCAGCAGTAATAAGATCTTTAATCTTTGGTGCAACTGGAAGATTTTCTAGATTAAGATGAACGGCACCTTTATCTTCTTCATCGGAGATTGCTTCATTCACAATATCGGAGACAGCAGCATCAATTTCAGGATGCATTGCCATCTCTCGATATTTAGTAACGAGTTCTGCTTCAGACCTAGCTGATCCTTCAAGATCAACGTAAGTGCCATAAGCGCCGCCTGCAGCAACTGCAACGGCACCGTCATCAAAGACTGGAGGCGCAAAAGAAACTACTTCGTCTTTTTTACGCTTAAATTGAAATCCAAAAATGCTTGCCATTATATTTTTCCACTAAAAAATGGGGGCAAAAATACCCCCATGTTTATTAAGTACCACCAGCGTCGCCGGTGATTCCTCCAGAAACTTCCCACCAATCATATTCAAATGTCACTTGAAATTTTTGAATTTGGTCTGTTGCATTCCAATCTAGACCCATTGCAGCTACACTTGTTGGGAACAATCCATTGAACTGATATGTTCTAATTGGAATACCAGTCTTTGAGTATTGAACTACTTGTGCTTGTGATTTATAAAGCAGTGGTGAAGCTGCACCAAATTGAGTAATATTTCCTTCATGAGTATTTATTGAAGTTAGCCATGATTCCATTGCATTACGGATAAGGAAATCTTCATCGTTAATTACTTGAACAGTCCATGCACCAAAAACTCTATCACCTGCAATCTTAACCTTACGACCAAAATAAGGAACTTGAATCATACCAATGGCTGATTCTGGGATTGATGCAGCTTCAACCATGAATGGTACTTTAATATCCCCAGCACTATTGGCTGGGTTTTGAATTGTAACCTGGAAGAGCGATGGTCTTGCTCCTCCAAGTATTAATTGACTTCTAATATCATTTACATTAAATGCCATCTAAGCTCTCCTATATAGTTGTTTTATTTATCTTTAGATTAAAAACCCTGACCAACTACTTCAGAGAATTCTACGCCGGATCGCACTGCAACAAAGTTCAATTGAATATAATTAATTGCACGAGCAGGTTTAACGTAGATGTCACCTACAAACTCATTTCTATCAATGACTCCTTGGGTATTATTTGTGCTATCACACACTACCTTAAAGTCATAGATTCCACGTCTTCCTTTGACGTCTCTGAGGAAAGGTTCAACAATATTCTTGAACTGAGCCCGTGTAAATTCATCATTGAATTCAAAGAGTAGACCCTTAGCAGCACGTGCAATAGTCTTCTCGAGAACAATGAATAACCGACGAACGTTGATTCGATCAAAAGCACTTGGAGCACCGAGTAGAGTCTTATCGCCGTAAAGAACTGTTCCTTGACCTGGGAAAGTAACTACTGGGTTTACGTCGTTCTTATAAAGAAGATCACGATCAGCTTTACTTGGATTGTAAGCAAGTTTAATTACATTCTTAACTTGACCACGATTGAATCCAGCTGGTGAATACCAAGGATCTCTTACACTATCTGTACGAACAGCCAAACCAGCCATATCACCATTAAGTGGAATATAACGATAAACATCATTATACTTATCATATTGATACTTATATCCAGAATCAAGTACTGCATATGAAGTAGAGGTAAGTGCATTGCGGAAATCCACAATATCTTGTGCTTCATCTTTACCTGAGTTCTGAACAACGTCAGCACGATCAGGCGAAATAAAAGCTACGCAATCTTTACGAACAGAAGCAATATTATCAATCAAATAATTTGCAAGTTGTGCATATTGATTGCCGGCAGATCCTCTTGCTTTACCTTGTAATAGTAAAGAAATATCAACATCCTCTGCAGACTTAAATTTATCATACGCAAGAGAAAGAGCAGCATTAGTGATTGTGCTTTCATCAGCGCCATCAGAACCATTAACAAATGAAAGAGTTGATGGCTTTGAATTTGTTGAAGAAATAATGTTTACTGCTGTATTAGATACTGCGCCTGAACGATCAGTTGCCCACCAAATGTAATTTGAATTATCATTTAGAACAGTCTTGTAATAATTGCCTGTTCCATCATTAGTCTTTGCGTCTGTTGCGCGTGATAGACCTTTATAAACTTCTAGAATTGCTCCTGGTACACCAGTAAACTTACCATCTTCATCAGCCACAACTACATGCAATTCATCGTTGGCTGCGGTGTTACCAAAATTAGCAACAAATTCTGATCGACCTGGCGCAGAATCTACACTATTAAAATACTCCCAATTTCTTACGACAGTATTTGAACTATAATCTGAAGAAAGAATAAATTTAGAAGCAAGACTTACTGTAATTGTTGCAGAACCAGTATTTGTACCGGCTGTATTATTTACAAGAATGCTTACATTTGAAATTTTAAGATATTGCTTACCAATTGAACTGTTACCTACTTCTAGAATATCACCAATTGAGAATAGGTTTGCAACTGTATTTGCATAGGGTACAGGAGTACTACCCGTCAAAACAGCAGTATTTACCAAAGAAATAGTGGCAGTATTGGTACCAACAGTAAAATCAATCTTTGTAGCGGTTGCATTACCGAATGATGTATTGGCAGTGCCAACAGTATTGCCAGAAAGAAAATCGATGGTTTGTGTGTATTGATTAGCAGCACTGCAAACAGAAACTTTAAGTGAGTTTCCTAGTGCACCAGGATACTTAGCAATGAACTGAACGCCAGATTCAAAACTTGCAATTTTTGTATCATAATCATCAGCATTGAGAACTAGATGAACTAAGTTGCTGGTAATTGAGGTGCTATTTGCCATAGCAGAAAGAACACCGGTAGCGCCGGTTGCATCTGCTGTATTTGCTGCACGACTTACAAAAAGTTGATTGCCATATGATAAGAAATTTGCAGCAGTAAAGAATGTTTCTGGATTAAAACTGGTTGGTTTTCCAAACCGAGCAACCAATTTTTCTTCTGAATCTACAAGGACTAGTTTATCTATTGGACCCCAACGGAATACGCCAGCAAAAGCACCTTCTGTGGTGGCTGCGCCAGGTACTATTGTGGTTAATTCAATTTCGGATACATTAATTCCGGGACTTACTTGAAATGCCATTTTTTATTCTCCCTCTCGAAAAGGTGATTAATCTATGTTCTAGTATTTATATTTCTTTGATTTTAATCATTATCGTAAAAGAATTTATCAAAATCACTCATTTCCACTATTGCTGGGGGCGGCAATCCAGTATCAATTATACCAAATGGGACCATATCTTCTTCGATTTGTTTCATCTTAGCTTCATATAATGCTTTTCTAAGATCAACACTATTTATTTCTTTAAAATAACGAGTAGTTATAAGCCAAGCAAACATAACTAAGGTCATTACTAAGTCATCATGATACCCTTCATCAGCTTCAAAGCTACCTCTTTTTTCAATGAATGTTGAAATTTCAGAGATAGTGTCTGCATCTGTGATGAGAAGTTTGCCAGTTTCTATTAATGATTTTAAGTTATGGCAACCAATTCTTTTTACTTTACGATCCATTACTATTCCTGGTCGCATGCTCTTGCTTGCAAATCCAGATGTAATTGTCTGACTGCTCTTTTCTTTAACAGAGAATAAGATGTTATCATATTCTAATTCTGTATGAAGAATATATGCTACTTGTTCATTTACATTCAGTTCAATTAAACAGAATGCATCATTATATTTTTTACCAACCTCATTAATCACATTAGGATAAAGCAATGGGCTAATTGCGTTGTTCTTATATTTAGCAGCAATTCTATATGGAATAGTGGATATATCAACGACCGTGAACGCAGAGAAGTCACCCCCAACTCCTTTTGCAGTATCGACGGTCATGACATAAACCGCATGTGGTTCTGGTTCTAAGAATATATCGAGACCATCATAACTATGAATAGGATCAATAATTGACATCTTAGCAATAGCATCAGAACCAATAAGAGTTGCAGATGACCCAAGGAAGTTACAAAGAACTTCTTGATTGAACTTGAGTTCACCTAACTGTCTCTTTTGTTCTTCAAGCCATTTATCATCTCTACCGGGAATCTCGTGGTATGGAATAAACAATGGCACAAAGTCATTACGATTATTCTGTGCATCATTCCAGAATTTCCAGAAATGATTATATCCATATGGTGTAGAAGTAATGATGATCTTTGTAGTCTGACCAGCAGAAACTACAGGGTATACAGAAGTAAAGAACTGTTCAGCTACATTATTTGGAATAATTGCTGCTTCGTCAATATACAATAAGTTAACTGATTGAGAACGAATACCTGCCGCAGTTGTTGCGGCCGTAAAGATCTTAGATCCATTCTCAAGTTCAATATCGCCTTTATTCCAATTGACCACACCTTGTTGCATCCATTTAGGCAAGTTCTCATACATCAACTGATATCTTGCAAGAATACCGCGAGCTGTTGCGGCTTTATTTGCTAAGATAGCTACGTTCTTATGAGATTGGAAAACCGTATACCATAAGATATAGGCAACTGAAGTAGTAGTCTTACCTTGTTGCCGACCTTCCATAACGATAACTTTACGGTTCTCATTAATGACTTTTATCTTATTCTTCTGACAATCGTAAAGCTCAAACTTAATCAGACCATGATCAAGAGTTTCAATATAGCAATAATTTAATATAAAGTACTCTGGATCTTCAGAGGCTTTTATGTATTCTTCAATTTGTTCTTTTGTAAAATTAAATTTTACATTAGATTTCTTTAGAAGTGGGTTACCAAGATATGCTTCACTCATTTATTCTTTATTAACTTCAATAGTTCAGAGGTTGAGATGTATAAGTTATTATTTATGGTTTTATTACCATCAACATCTTTACCTTTTTCAATACGATTCTTTTTCTCAGCAAGCTCTAATAGATCTTTGCTTGAATCGGATAATGATTTAATAAGTGTTGAGACTACTTCATAACTTCGTGGGTGCTGAGATAAGTCTGCAACATCAAGCATCTTATCTAAAGCAATAGAACCTTTTTCGAGAATAGAACGAATGTTCTTTCGAGCAAAATCATAATCATCATCAGAGCTTGGGATGTATTCCACTTGCTCATCAAATGCAGCAATGTCTAATGAGTCAGCAATAATTTTATCGGAGTTCATTGGATTATATCTTCATAACTATCAAATTCAATAATAAACCCATAATTCTCATCAGCATCAATTTGCGATATATCAACTGATAGCGAAGCATTTGATGTTGGAGAACCATTGGCAAGTAAACCGGGCCTTACAGTTATTCTTGATGCAATATCAGTTACACCTACAGAATCATCTATATTCTCAGTTTTTGCAACATAGATATTTGTATTGACTGTCTTGATGATTGAACCTTTCTTAGTTGGTCCAAACAAGTATGCTTTCATTGCAAAATCAAGAGTCCAAACTATAGCCCGGCGATTCATGAAATCACCTTCATATGTATCTTGAGAACCAATCGTTTTTAATATAATTGGAATATCTACATTTAAACCTAATTGAGGTATTAAATTAGCAGTGATAGTCCATTCAGGTGTAAAATAAGGTAATATCTGTTCTACGATACGCGTGCCATCATCAACATTCTTTACCATTATGTATAAAGTAAATCCAATATCATATGGCACTGATTGATATTGATATGCTAATGATACTGTGTTTGCGCTATTGACTTTAACGTTCCTATTAAGAGTATTCAATTTTCTATCTGATGCATAACTAATAGACGTAATTTCAAATGCCATTCTTGGAAGAACCATTGCTGGACGATTGAATGTTGGATCACCTTCAAGCCGTGCAAGAAACTTTTCTTTAGGCCCATATGATAATGGAACTTTCATCGATTGAACAGTTTCATTACTACTGTTTATGCGATTGATATAGATGCTATTAAATAATGTACCAAACATAACAACGTATTTTCTAAGTGATCCATGATAGAACTGATTAAACATTAATAGTTACCTTCAGAAAATGGATTCGAATCAGTAAAATTGATAACAGCTTCTGCTTCAGATTGAAGATTTTCATTAACAGGATTTTCATTATCTTCAAAACTTGAACCAACTTGTGTAACAAAATTATATTGTTCTTGTACTAAATCATATCCATCTTCGTCTGTTATCACAAATGAGTCTTGAGTAAGAATTGCAAATTGTGACATGTCAAATGAATACTTCTTCTGAAGTAAATCTATATCGGCAATTCTAGTATTCATTATTTCATTTGAGTATTCCCAAAGCTCACACTCTAAATCATATGTCTGTAAAGCACCAAGCTGGTAAAATACTGCCTCATGTTCAACAAATTTAACTACAAAAACTTTCTTGTTCAATGGAAAATAAATTAGATCACCTTCTCGTGGACGATCAAATCCTCTTACATTTCCAATCTCATCAAAGAATACTCGCTTTGCAATTGTGAAAGTCATCTGATCACGAACTTGCAAATTGAACTTTGACAAGAAATCGCCTTCACCTTTAAAGCCCATAACATTCTTAATATACATCTCAACCATGAACTGTTCATTGTATTCAGAGATTGAATCTTCACCATAGATCTTATCTTCATTCTTTAATGATCTTGGAAGATAAAAACAGTCATGCCCATAGATTCGAATTGACTCTATAACAAGATCTTCGATTAAGCTTTGTTCTTGACTTGAACCAAAATTATTAAAGAAGACGCTTGTTGCCACGTTAGCCCACCATATCGAGTACAGGTAAACTATAAGAATTAATCATTTCACGTTCCAGCGTATCAATTTCTTGAATAGCTTCATTATAAAGAGTCTGTCCGTTAAACTGAACTCCGCCCGGAAGAGTCATTCCAGTAAACTTACTTAGGTTAGCTCCCCATTGGCGCTTAATTAAAGCAGTAGAATATCTCATTAACCATTGGTCTTTCCAAACATCTACATAGTCAGTTGGATCTACGATCTGATAAGCTTCAACTAAAAGAAATTCACCATCCGTTAAAGTGTTCCAATCCATGTCGACATATAACTTATTCATATGTCTGTTGTATCGAATTGGTTGCTTACCTACAAGCATCTCAGCAATTAATGCAAGATTTTCCATTACCATATAGTATGGAAGCATTGATACTGAAGTTAGTGTGTATAAGTCATTTAAAGCAATCTGATAACGAATATTAAAAAGATCATCAGAACGAATAGATGGATCAGCTATTGAAAATATACTAACTGCACCAATAATATTTTCTGGAAGAGTAATATACTTATTGGTTCTATCGGTTGATGTTACAGCGTGCTTATAATAAACTTTCTCAGCGCCATCGAAATGATAATCCCAATAATAACGCAAAGCATCGTCAATACGATCTTCTACCTGATCTTCATCGACGTTGATTTCGATGACAGGTTTGCCTAGTCGTCTTAGACAATATTCTTTAAATGCAGCACGAGTAGTTGGAACAGCCATTTTAATCTCCGAGATTTATAGAGTATTTATATGTCTAAGATCCTATTACGACTTCATCTTCTGGCGCACTTAATCCACGATTAATTAAACAATCTGGCACATAAGGTGCAAGAAATATAACGATTAATTGTACAGGAAATTTAGTAGAAACTAAAGTTGCATCTATTGTATTTGTTGCTATACTTGCCATGTAATTAACTCGTTGTCATAACTAAAGCAAGACCATTATTAGATGAGGTGCCAGAATTAAAAAATGTGTATGTAGTACCATTAATATCAATATTATCACCAGTAGAAGCTATTCCTGCTTTAACGTTATAAATCTTAGATGTAGTAGAAACGTCTAAAGTAGGATGACCTATTGAACCTCCATTTATAAAAATAGGATTTAAAAGATTTCGAGTTGCACCTGTACTATTAACCGAAGATAATCTTCCATAATTAAAAAGATATGGCTGAAAAGCTAATAGATTATTGGCTGTTAGCATTGACATATTTTGCATGATACCTAATGATAATGAACCATACGAAACACCTGTACTAGGAACCGTAACATTAAATAAACATGATGTATAAGAACCGAAATTTTGCGTATTTAAATTACTAATGTTAGATTGCGTATTAAATGCCGTAGTGGTCGTGTATACTGGATCTGCTGGTCCAGTATTTGCAGCGGATGTTGTGTTATTAGATCCGTTTTCTCCACCATGATTTATTTGTAAAAAAGGAGAAGATGTGGTATAAAATGAATGGACATCTGTGAATGCATATTCCCAAACTCCTTGATAATTATAACCTTCTCTAATTAACGTTACATGTCTAGGAGTGGCAATTAAATGATATGTTGCAGATCCCCACGCATATAATGGAAAACTGGCTGCTGATGTGCCATTTGCGCCTCTTCTAGTGCCTTCATTTGTTACTGAAGATGTTTGTATATTTGCTGCTCCAGTCAATGCAAAACCAGATAACGTATTTGTTGCAATACTATTAGCCGTTCCTGCACCAACAGTTGTAAGTTTTGCATACTTTAATGTAGCATTACCTGATAATGGACCTAAGCATGGAGCACTCATAGCCCACCACTCATAAGCAGTAGTATTATTAATAGTAGCATTCGATGCAGGCTGTAATGTTGTAGTATCTGCTGTGCTATAGACATACGTCCAACCAGCAGGAGTAGGATCGATTACTACACTAGATGTATTTGAAAATCCACTAATTAAAGTTGTATTAGGCGTATCAGAAGTGCATAAACGAACTATATCTCGTATTAACAAACATGGATTGACATTAGCAGTTGCAACTAATTTTGCGTACATTAAATTAACTCCATTCTTTCATCAAAACATGCAAGAGAATCTTCTGATAATATGCTAAAATAAACTTTGTCTTCGACAATTAACATAGAAAAATTTGTGCCCACGATACACTGTAATTCTTCTTTTGATCCAGAAAAAGTATAAACTGGATAATTATGAAAATAATTTTTTATGTCTTCTATACTCATAGTTTCCTCATATGTATCTTACATAAACAGTTAATCCCAATCCCGGTCTAATAGAACCAATCTGTGTTACGTCAACAAAAACTCTATCATTTACTGCTAAATCATAACTAAATGATTGAGTAAGAGAAGTAGTATTAACTGGTATTGTAAAATAATTGTCTGTTCTTGAACCACTATTTGGCTGTATTCTTAATCTAAATATTAGATCTTTTCCAGTTGGATATGTTATATCGCTTGTAAGTTTTTGTAATAAAACTGCATAAACACTTGTTATGGATACACTAGATGGTGATGTCCATGCACTTGCGCTATTAAAAAGTTGAACTGCTGTCCCCGGTGCCTTTATTTGAACTGAAAATTGTTTAGCTACACCAGTAGAAATAGTTTTAGAAGGAGTAGCATTTGCTGTTGCTGCAATATTAGTATAAATCGATCCTATGTCAGCAGAATTATCAATCAACAGACCTCGTAATCTTGCCATTATTGCGATACCTCTACTGTCATGACGTATGCCACCCAGCGTATAGTTTTTGCTGCTACTCCAGTAACATATATATTTATCGTATCAGTAGAGTTGTTTGCTCTAGCATCTACTGCATATCTTGCATCGTCTCTTGCAACAATAGTTTCAAATATGTTACCAACATCTGCTGTAGTTCCTGAAAAATTATCAGCTGCTCCTTTAAGATGAAATGCCGCTGCTTCATTGATAGCATCAGTTCTTCTTGCAACAATATCAACTGTATAGAATACAGTAGTATTTGTATTGACTGGAATTCTATAAGATCCATCTAAAAAGATTTCAGTTTCTGTAGCGTTAGTCGTGATTCCTCTGAGGATATAAGTTTTTTGAATAGCATCGCCTAATGCAGAAAAATATCCAGTAGTAAATGTCGTTCCATTTGCTGTCGAAGTCAGTACTGAATTAGCATTGGAAAGAGATCCTGCCGAAGGAGACGCCCAATAAATCCCAGTTGAGTTTGAGGTTAATACTTGTCCAGCAGAACCTATAGAGCCGTTTGCTATAATACCTGTGGTTGTCGTATTGCCAGTAATTGAAATATTTTGTAGATTTGATCCAACTTCAAAATAAGCAGTTCCATTAGAAGAAAATAATTTACCATCAGTGAGATTTAACGCTAATTCACCTGCATCAATATATGCAGTATTATTTGCATTAGTCGTATTTGGAGTACGACCTGTAACCGAAGTTCTTTTTATCTGAATCTTATTTGCCATATGGCTTCCTTTAACTCGATATGTATCGAGAGGACATCAATATTAGAAAGTTCCCCCATCTAAGGCGGCATAAACAAGTGCGGTGCCATTTGACTGAAGTACATATCCAGAAGTACCTAAAGCCAATTTAGCAAAACCATTTGTGGCATTTGCAACTAAAATATCTTGAGATGTATAGGAGATTAATCCTGTGCCACCATTATTTCCAGAAAGTGCAGTACTCAATGTAAGAGTATTCGCAGCTATAGTAGAACTTACGGTGCTATTTGCAGTTATATTTGTAACTGAAGAATTGGATACTAAAGCACTTGCATTTATATATGCTTGTAGAGTAGCCTGAGAATATCCTGTGCCGCCGCCACCGAGTATAGTCGTTGTAGGTTCTTGTGTTAACCCATCAAAAAGTTTATACGTCTTTGATGTTGCGTCTCTGAAAAATCCACTATATCCAGTAGTAGAACCAGTATAATAGGTAGAATAGAAACCAAGATCTAATACATCTGTTGACGTATTATTTGCGCCTAACTTAATTAAGGGATCATTGACAACAATATTTTGAACATTTAAAGTGACTAATGTACCAGAGACTACTAAATTTCCAGTGAACGTAGCATTATTGCCCGTTAATTGATTAGTGATAGTTAAATTTGCAGTCGATATTGTATTTGAAACAGTAAGCGTATTTGACGAATAGTTAAACGTTAAGCCAGCAGATGCACCAAAAGAAGAAGAACTGTTATATTGAATCTGAGTATCTGTTCCGGCTGGAGTACCGCCGCCAGCAGAAGGGGTGCTCCAATAAATGCCAGTAGCGTTTGTCGTAAGAACTTGACCAGCAGATCCAAAAGAACCATTTGCATAAACGGCAGTAGGTACAAGATTAGCTGTTATGACTTTATCTATACCACTAGTAGAATTTGCTATAAGGGCTTGATTTGAAGTAAGAACACCCGGATTTCTAATTCCACCAATAGCAACAATTTGACCATTACTACCAATATAAAGAGTATCACCATTAGCAGTATACGCTAATTCACCATTCGCTAATGATGCTGGAATAGAAGTTGTAGTACTTCTTTTTATTAGAATTTGATTTGCCATTTGCTATTCCTTAAAATGTCCCGCCATCTACGTCTGAAGATATAGGTTCATATCCCGGTAGAAAAGCTGCTTGTATTTTTTTAGGCACAGCATTTAACGCTGTGACTTTAATAACAGGAGTTAATGATGTAGGAGTCACTTTAATAGATGTAACTGGTTTGACTGTTGATATGATTTGTACAGAATCAACAGCAATCTGTATAGCCATTTATCGAGTTACCTCTGGAGTTACTGTAACTATACCCTCTAAAATTCGGGTAACAATTGCAGCATTACTCGTGATCTCACAATCATAAACATATCTGCCATAAGGAATATTCGCAGTAGCATTAGCAGAAAGAGAAAGCGTTACAGTACCAGAATTGGCAATTGTAACCACAAATGATGTAGAGTTTGTAGACGAATAATGTCTACGCATCTGAGCAGCACCAGTATAATTGGTCAAATCCATAACATCGCCGTTAGCATCTGCAACGGTGACAGTAGATGAAAATGTAGCGCCTTGATCTAAGACTAGGTTTGCTTTTGTTGACATTTATATCTCTACGTATTTTTATTATATTTATTAAGACTGTTCTGGTTCTGGGTCTTTTACTTTTTCTTTTAAAACTCTTTTCATAGGAGGTTCCATACCATATTCTTTATAATGAATTGGATATCCTTTTTTGCCTATTTTTTCATAGTCTATAACCCATTCGTAATCGTCTTCTTCACTCATATCATTCCTCCTTATCCCATTCGGGTATTAGTCTACCTTCAGAATCTGTGTTATTCACGGTCTTAATGAACACGTCTTTTCTTTCACCCATAACAACCCAAACTATCGTATCATTAGAAGTATTACTTTCTGATATGATTGTAAACTTACCATTTGCAATAGTTAATGGTTTAACCCTATCAAATCCAGTTTGATTTTGCAAAGATGTTACTTTTTGATTTTGAGTAAGAGCATCAAAAGTTCCTGGCGTCATATTAGATGCAATGTCAATATCTACTTCAGCAGACCCATGTTCAAGAGTTACTTCTCCACGATAAATTAAATCATATCTTGGAGCTTCAACGAATCCATGATATAGATCTTTATTTGTAGGATCAAGAGGATGGTCAATTAAGAACGTACCAGATCCTTTTGTAAGAGCACCTGTTATACCTAGTGCTCCTGACACTCGCATATTTCCTGAAAAATAATTATTTGATTCTCCTGTGCAATATACACCATAACTTGTGGTATTTGTTGATGGACTTGCTCCTAGTGACTGGCCATAAAATAAATATGCAGTACCAATCGTCATAGCCGTGTTAGAAGATACAGAACTTTTAACGCCATAGGCGGTCGTAATAGCTCCAGTGACTGAACTGTTAGCTGCAGTCACTGTGCCTATGATTCCAGTCGCTGCAGTAATTGTTCCAGATCCGTATTGTCTTACTACACTGTTTAGTGCAGTTGCAGAGTTTATTGTGTTAGCGGTAGTTCCATTTGCATAATTTCTAACATCAGCTTGTATGCCAAATATACTATCAATTCTAGCATTACCTCCGCTAGCAGAATTTCCACTATATACAAAAGAAGCAAATCCATAAATATCAGATAATTGTGCTCCAGTCGCAACACCTAAGGAATTAGCATGCAGCCCCAAATTATTATAAACTAATTGTTGACCATAATTCGATCTAGCAGCAGTTACGGTAGTATTACTATAAGTTGTGACAACAGATTTTCCAAAAGTAGAGCTATCAAATCCTGTATTATATCTTTCAGCTACTACTGTTCCTGTTGGAGCAGTTAAATCTGTAGTAGCATAAACGGTAGAATTACCAATAAACGCATATGATGTGTTCGTTGTATTATTGACTGTGCTATTGCCAATAAACAATTGTGAAGTAGTTAACTGTACATTAGCTCCTACGTTAGCAGAAGTAGTAGCATACAAAGTAGCTGTATTAACTTGGTTTACAACGTTAAGGGCTGCAGCATTAACCAATGTTGCATTAGCAGTAAAAGCCGTACCAACAGTTAGTAATGCCGAGTTAACACTTGTTGTTACATTAGCAAATCCAGTATGGACTAAAGCTGTTGCATTAGCAGTAAAAGCCGTACCAACAGTTAGTAATGCCGAGTTAACGCTTGTAGTTACATTAGCATAACCAGTACCAACTATTGCAGTTGAGTTAGCTATGAATGAAGTTCCTACCGTATACGAAGCAGCATTAACAGTACCAGTTGCATATACGGTAGCAGTATTAACTGTTCCTGTAGTTACAAAGTTGGCAGCATTAACATTATATGCAGCAACCATGTTACCAGAACTGTTAATAGTAATGAATGTTGTTGTATTGTTACCGGCAACTAACGGATTGTTAAAATTCGATTGAGCATAAACGCCAACGCCAGAATTTGAAGTGCCTGAAACGCCATAACCCGTGTTTGATATAGCATAAACACCAACACTGCTATTTGAATAACCATAAACAGCATAAAATCCTGGAGTAGAAGTAATAGCATACAAAGTAGCTGTATTAATTTGACCAGTAACGTTAATAGCAGCAGCATTAACTAATGTTGCATTAGCAGTAAATGTAGTTCCAACGGTATGGCTGGCAGCATTAACAGTACCAGTATGATAAGCCCCAGTGGTATTAGCAATGAAAGATGTACCTACTGTTAATAACGCTGAGTTAACACTTGTTGTTACATTAGCAAATCCTGTTCCAACAATAGCAGTTGAGTTAGCAATAAATCCAGAACCAGAAGTATGACTAAAAGCATTAATTACAGCAGTTGCACCACTATGATACACGCCAGATGCATTTGAAATTAGACCCCAACTGGATCCAATAGAAGTTACATTAACTGTAGTATTACCTGTGCTATTTGCTAAGTTAATTGATGGAGCACCCGTAACTGTACTATTACCAATCGTTAATGCTGATGCAGTAAGAGACATTGTTGGAACGGTGGTTGCATTACCCGTGATGCCATATTGAGACACTGTAATTTGAACGTTACCACCAACATTTGCAGATGTAGTTGCAAAGAACGTAACTGTATTCACTTGACCTGTTACGTTAGCATAACCAGCAGATACGTTAGCAAATACTAAAGGAGCAACTAAGTTAGCTGAAGCGTTAACATATCCAGTAATATTAACGTTTCCAGAAGTAATTGTTCCGCCGGAAACTGTTAAAGTATTAGTAGTAACACTATTAGCCAACACTACCCAAAGACCAGTTGAGTTTCCTAATGCTCCAACTGCTGCATTGCTTATTGGAAAAAACCCAGATGTATTGGATACACTATTGGTTGTTGTGTGTGATGCCGCATTTATTTGTCCAGTTGCAAAAACCGTGGCAGTATTAACAGTACCAGTAGTTGTAAAATTAGCAGCATTAACAAGACCAGTAGCATAAACAGTAGCAGCGTTAAGATTACCACCAGTTACAGTGATACTATTGGCGCCTAAGCTGTTTGCTGAAATTACCCAAAGTCCTATGCTGTTTCCTAATGCTATAGCATTCGTTGTTGGAAAGAATCCAGTTGTATTAGATACAGTTGTAGTAGTAGTGTGCGATGCAGCATTAACTACACCGCTATGATACACACCAGATGCATTTGAAATTAGACCCCAGCTAGTTCCAATAGAAGTTACATTAACCGTAGTATTACCGGTTGAATTTGCTAGGTTAATTGTTGGAGCACCCGTAACCGTGCTATTGCCAATCGTTAATGATGATGCAGTAAGAGACATTGTTGGAACAGTAGTTGCATTACCAGTAATACCATATTGTGATACTGTAATCTGTACATTACCACCAACATTAGCACTAGTAGTAACAAAAAGTGTGGCTGTATTGGTTTGGTTTACAATGTTTATTGCTGCAGCATTTACGAGCGTAGCATTAGCTGTAAATGTAGTTCCTACAGTATGACTAGAAGCATTAACCGCGCCGGTAACGTTAGCATAACCTGTTCCTACAATTGCAGTTAAGTTGGCTATGAAACTTGAGCCAACTGTAAGAGAAGCAGCATTTACAAGACCACTATGATACACACCGGATGCATTTGAAATTAAACCCCAACTGGATCCAATAGAAGTTACATTAACCGTAGTATTCCCGGTACTATTTGCTAGGTTAATTGAAGGTGCGCCGGTGATCGAACTGTTACCAATCGTTAAAGCTGAACCAGTCAATGACATTGTTGGTGCGGTAGTAACGTTACCAGTAATACCATATTGTGATACTGTAATTTGAACGTTACCACCAACGTTAGCGCTTGTGGCAGCATAGAACGTTGCAGTATTGACTTGACCAGTGATATTAGCATATGTACCAGTAACATTGGCAAATACTAAAGGAGCATTAACATTAGCACTAGCATTTACAACAGTAGCTGATACGTTACCGGTATGAATACCAGACGTGTTTGCATTCACAGTAGTGGCATTCACTGTGGTTATAGTTAACACAGTTGAGTTAACTATAGCGCTACCTATCTTAAGATCAACAGGAGAAAGATTAGCAGTGCTTGTAGCATTAGAAGCCTGTAATAAATTATAAGCAACTGTTGCATTGGCTGTTGAGTTACCAACAATGATTGCTGTGTTTTGAATATTCACACCATTCGTTGTACCAAAAGCGCCAATGTTAAGATTAGCACTTACATTGACTTGAGCTGGTAAGCGTGCAGTGTTTAAAGTACCAGATGAGATATTCGTTGCGTTTGATGCATATGTAGTTGCGTTACTATATGCAGTTGATCCTTGTGATATTGCAGTATCATATGCTGCTTTTACTGAGTTAGCTGAAGCTGCAACAGTTATGCTAGTACTTACAAGACTATCCAGAATATCGTTGTTCGCTAAGAGTTTATAATAAACACTTAATCCAGCATTGGACTGTTCCCATGAGTCAGTTGTTTCATTCCAACGCAATTGAACGTTTGCTGAACTACCACGATTAACTTCTAATCCTGCATTTTCAGTAGGAGATGTTGCGCCAGATACGTCAGCGTTTAGTGTAACAATATTATCTGCAATGTTTAAAGTTGCAGTATTAACGTACGTAGTTGTTCCAGAAACAATTAAGTTACCAGAAATAGTTACATCGTTTGAAAATGTAGCAGTAGAGTTGACTTGCAAACTAGAACCGACCTGTAGGCCGTTCTTAACAACGAAATCTTTAGAAATTGCCATTAGATTCCCTCTCCTCTAATGCTTATGTAATTTGTGTTCTTAATACTTTGACTGTATACGGATGTGTTACGTTTGGTGCTGCTCCGCTTACAGTTGCTGTAAACTTTAATTCAACATTTGCAACGTTAATGTTCACATCAAATGAACCAAGTGAAGTATTAAAAACCTCACCATATTGAGATAAAAGTACATTAGTACCATCATGAATTGCCATTAATTCTAATGTATGAACAACAGTGTTTCCTGTATTTCTTGTAAACACAAGATATTTAACACAGTTTGATAGAACTAATGGGAAATCATCAACTAGCACTTGAGCAGTAGAAGTAACAGATTTACTATTGGATGCAAAAATAGCATTATTAACCACTACTAAAGAAGTGACCAAATTAGCAGAAACGTTAGCATTACCAGTTACTTGTAAATTTACACCTGTAGTTGGAGCAGTATTGTTTATACCAACCCGGTTATTTGTTCCATCAATAAACAACGTACCAGAGTTAATATTAACATTACCGGCAATAGTGTGTGATGTTCCAGAAATAGTGACGTTACCAGAAATCAATGCAGTGGTAGAAACATCAAGCGTGTTTGAATAAGTTACAAATCTTCGTGTAGTGTTTCCTAATGGAATAGTGTTATTTAGTGGTAGTACTGCAGTGTTAACAAAAAGATTAGCGGAATAGACATCAAAGGCATAAGTGGTGTTACCAATACCTAGACCAGCCATGTTGGCAGTGATGTTGCTTACATAAATTTGACCACCTTGAAAAACTTGAGTGCCTTGGACTGTAAGGTTGCCACCAACAAATAACAAATCACCACTTACTGTGCAATTACCTCCTACTGTAACTATCTGAGTAAACTCAGCATTACCACCGGTTACGTAAAGTCCATTCTCTGTTTTAAATCTACTATTTGCTGATGCCATTTTGCTTTACTTTACTTTATTAGGTGAGCGATTACTTTAATAACAGAACTAGCAGCTGTTTGTTGATATTTCAATTCAACGTTACCAGCATTTACGCCAACACTAAAATCACCAAGATCAGATGAAGTTGAAGGAGCTATAACAGTACCATATACAGAAATAAATGCATCTGTTCCATCATGCACAATGATCATATCAGAAGTTTGAACATTACCCGAGCGTTTTACTTGAGCAGTAATTTTTGCTGATGAGAAAGAAGTAGCAAATGTGAAAAATACTTGAGCAGAAGTAATATTTGCATTAAGAGTATTTGACGATACTCGCATCTCACAATCTGTATTAATTACTAAATTATTTGCTGCTACATAAGTAGTATTAACAACCGATCCGCCAATCGTTAGCAATGCAGGTTGAAGATTTGCAATACCAGTAGAATTAGCTATTGTAACAATTGTTGAGTTTGATAATGCGTTTGCTGTCGCATTGCCAATAAACAACTGTGAAGTAGTTAGTTGTACATTACCACCAACATTAGCAGACGTAGAAGCATAGAACGTTGCAGTATTTACTTGCCCGGTGATATTAGCATATGTACCTGTAACATTAGCAAATACCAATGGCGCATTTACGTTAGCACTTGCATTTACAACAGTTGCTGATACGTTACCCGTATGAATACCAGTTGTATTAGCATATACAGTAGTTGTGCTTATTGATGTAGTGTTAACCGTAGTATTACCGGTTGAATTTGCTAGGTTAATTGTTGGAGCACCAGTGATTGTACTATTGCCAATCGTCAATGATGATGCAGTAAGAGACATTGTTGGGACAGTAGTTGCATTACCAGTAA